GAGTGATATACCCGTAGATTTATTCAAAATGTTCATTAATTTAGATCGGTGTTCTTCTTCGTTATAGAATGTGTTAATTGATGTTAGTAGAATACCACTTTTACTCATTACTGAGTATAGAACCCAAATCTATAAGCTCTTTTGAATTCTCACAACCCGGACATCCCCTAACATACATTTTTTCAGGACCATGTGTATGCAGATTCGAACTTGAAAGTGATCTCATTTTGATATTGTTGCCTTGTGTTATGTGATGTCTACAATATCCTCCGTCATTTGCCCGGAACAAACATCGTTGCCCATTCGATTTCGTACCTTTACAAAGTGATATAGCCGAGACAACTGGAAGATCCCTCAAAAGCATGTCAAGTGGAACCGCATGCTTCTTTGAAATGGTCTCAGCATATTCTCCTAACAAAGTGCTCACGCGCTCACTCACTTCTTTCTCAAATAATTCCGTTAGTTTGATATGTAATGTCATTCCTTAATAGTATCTTGCTCGTATTTTTTAAATAGGTCTTCAATTGAATTTTGTTTAACCGCATCTGTTTTCAGTCTTTGTTTCAAATCTACAATCGTACCATTAAAATCTATATTTCGTTTTTTACACTCCTCAACAAGTTCACCTTTTTTCATACCACTAAATGTCGGTTCCTTTTTCTTTTTCGGAAGTTGGTGTTGAGAAATGATATCCCCAAAGATACTATGTTTCGGATTCTCAAATAATGGTTCAAGAAGATCACATACAGGATTCAAGAACTTGTTTACGAAATAATAATGGTAATCCACGGGAATGTTATGTTCTTCGACAAACACAGGATCTTCAGACTTTTCGAAAGCTCTCGCCTTTGGATCCCCCGTATTTACAAGTAAATAGGGTACACGATCACCAGATTGTGGTTCAGAACCAGGCTTTCTCTCTCGCATTTTACGAACTACTTGTACATGCGCTTGATTTATATCATTAATTCGAGAACTTGTAATAGAAACTGGTTCACCATTCACTTTGTAACTGTCTGATAAACCCTGACTTAACACTAATTTATCATTTGTTATATCCCCTGAAAGAAGTTCCATTGCTCTCGCCCGTGCAAGTTCCTTCGGTGGACCCGTATCACTCGACTCTAGAACGACATCTAATAATTCTTTACACACCGCACGGACATGTGGTGTGTTATCCCGTCGAACAACCTGAAGTCCTTTGATATCAATGTAGTCCATATGCATTTTATCATCTTTACCCTTTGTCCACAGCTTAGCTGCGTACCTCTTCTTCGAGTATAGGAAATAGGGCCAATAGACCTTCTCTAATTCCAAATTATTTGGTTTCTTGAAAAGGGCGCTACACTCCTCCGCTGCTCTCTCCCCAACTTCCCAACTGTACTCGACAGCTTCCTCACCTTTACGATCACCAACATCAAACTCTATCATCACTGAATCAGTATCACCATATCTGACCTTTGCACCAGGAAAATTCTTTTCCACATATGCTTTGGTTTCCTCGATCATCTCACGACCCCTACATGTTGTTGTAGATGCAATAGGTACACATGGAAGGATACCTTTACCAGCACCAGTAAAACCATACACAGAGTTCATAGAAATCTTATACGCCAATTGTTTACCATTATATACTTCCTTCATTCCACCAGTCGCCATTGCCATATCTTTTTTTGCTTTTTTACGAAACTGTTTAAGCTCCGCCAAAATGGCTGGTAAAAGACTTGAAACACCTTGTGCAAATTTGTATGTTCGGTCACCAATATTGAAGGTTTCATAAGTAACACCAGGGATATTACCATAACGCCTCTCATCCATCACATATGTCGAATAACAGAGATTGTGTGCCATCATAATAGAAGGATATAGGGCTTCAAAATCTAGAGCTGTGATAGGTGTATAATACGCACCTTTTTGGGCTTCGAGAACTGTGGCGCCTTCATAAGGCTCTTCCGGTAACGAACCATATCGAATTGTGGGAACCATGAAACCAAGTTCACGAGCTTTCTTTGTCAACTGACTGAAAACCTTAATTTGCTGACCTCTTTCAACCAAGAAACAGAGGGGGACCCATGTCGCCTTCGCCATCTCTAAAAGGTTCAGAAGTGTACACAGTTTTTTTACAAGTTTGTGGGGAAGTAAAGTATCCTTGATACAGTATTGCGCAACTTCACCTAATTTAATCGGATCCCCTTCTTTGTAGCGAGCAAACATTTCTTTCGGTGACATGTCAATCTTTTGATCCCCGAGATACAACTTCGATACATTATTTAAACTATACGAATCAAGTTTGTATCCCTTCTTCACTTCATGAAACATATCGAAAATGAATCGTCCAGACATTGGGAGAAGTTTTAGGAAATTATCACCTAGGGCACTCGAACTCAACTTCTTCAGAGAAAGTTCACATGATTCATCTCGAAGTTTTCCAAGTTTATAAAAGTTTGAACTACAACCACAATACCGAGCTCTCTTATAGATGTATTCAAGATCAAATCCAAAAATGTTCCAACCTGTGAGAATATCTACATCCTTGTCATCGATATACTTCTTGAATGCTTCAAGCATTTCACGTTCAGTGTCAAAACTCACAACATCAGGACCCTCCGTTTTCTTATAACAGAGACATACCTTTTCGTAAGGTTCATCAGTCCCGAACTTACAAATTGAAACTGCAATCTGAAAACATGTATCACCAGCAACATTCGGGTTAGGAAACTTACCAGTGGAACTATTACATTCAATGTCAAACGACGCCACATTAAATGGAGCGATATCATCTCTATCAACAGGTTTCAGTGTAGTCCAGTCATTACACCACAAATCAATGTCAACTTTTGCCAGGTGAGAGCGAACACATTTATCACCAGTATCTAACCATCCAGTAGATTGAATTCCAGTTCGATGCATCAGACGGAGAACTGGGTCAAGATTAGATTCGTACACTTTTAGAAATTTACTCCCAGAAGAAAGATTAAGTGGTCTTCTCAAAAAGCTATCAACACGACGACGAGTTCCAAGATTCTTAAAATTAATTTTCATGAAGTAAAACTCCTCATTGTTTTGAAATCCCCATACATCCTTGGATTTTGACATTGAATATGAAGTTATACATTCAGGGCATTTATTACATAAAATGTTGTAGATTTCATTAATCGTTTGTTGAGATGTTCCAAAAGAAAGTTTTATAAAAAAGTAGGGATCAAATGCGGTTGTGACACAAACCGACTTACCATCTTCAGTCTTTCCGAAAATACTGACATGATGTTCTTCATCAGTATCTCTGGGCTCCCATGTCAGAGCCTGAAATACCACCATATGTTTATATTCAGGCAAATTTTTAATATCATTTATTAGTAAATGTCGGCTGCCTTAATTGAGCTCGTGTCAGTGGGTGCCCAGGATGTATACATCACAGGCGATCCCCAAGTCAGTTTCTTCCGTCAAAACTACAAACGCTACACCAACTTTGCCATGAAGCCTGAGCGAATGGATTACATCGGCACCTTCGGTGCTAATAACGAAATCGCTATACCTATTCGTTCAAAGGGTGACCTCATGAGCTACATCTGGATTGAGGATACTTTGGTTTCCAATGTGCAAAACAACCCCAATGGTCTTTTCTCTTCCACTGCTTCAAACCCTACCGAGTTTAGTCTGTGGATCGGTGGGCAGAAAGTGTCTCAAATGGACTCTCTCTTTATCCAGGGTGTATACAACCCCCTTATGCGTGACACCACAGCGAAGGCGTCTATGGCTGTCACAACTTCTACAATGAAGGCTAACCATGGTGGTGATCACTACATGATTCCCTTCTTTTTTGGTGAGGACTGGACTAAGGTGCTCCCCCTCGTGGCGCTCCAGTATCATGATGTCGAAATCCGTATCAAGTGTCGTGATGGATATACCCCCGTCGGTACGCCAAAGGTGTACGGTAACTACATATACTTAGATACTGATGAGCGCAAGTACTTCGCGGACAGTGAGCACGAGCTTCTTATCACCCAAACACAATATCAACCCGCAACGAAAACTGACACTGAGATTGATCTCAGCTACTTCAACCACCCTATCAAAACACTCCACCTCGTCTCAGGTAACACAGCTGGGGGTGACAACTGGGACAACGAATTCACTTTCGATAAATCTACCCTCTACATCAACGGTGTGCCATTGTTTGAAGATACTTCTCCAGTGTACCACCACACAGTCGTGCCCGAGATGCACTGCACTGACCTCCCCGACGACATCCTCACGGATCTTCCCACCTTCACATGGCCCTTCTGCCTCACCATGAGTAAAATGCAACCCACTGGTACACTCAACTTCTCCCGTATCGATAACGCTAAACTCACTATCACCAGTCCCACTGGTGGTAACCAACTTCACCGTATTTACGCGGTGAACTATAACATTCTCCGTATCAAAAATGGTATGGGTGGTGTTGCTTTCGGTAATTAATTTTAGTATATTTTTTTTTCATTTTTCCAATTTGTGAGTCGGCGCCTCCGTCTCACAAATTTATATTTGTATACAATAAACAAGTATGTCTTCAGTGGTCGCCAAATATGCCAGAGAGGCATTCAATAAAATGTCCGTAGGACCCACCCCATATATGGACACAAAGGGTCGTCGTATAAGAATATCTGGTAGAGGTGCTATATTTACAGAGAATTCTAATAATGGGAGAAACTACGACCCCATCGCAGCTTTTATAAAACCATTATCAGGTAATGGTCTCAGGTTGAACATCAACGATAAAAATGTTAAAACCGTTCCAAAAAAAATTCGTCCCAAGAAGAAGTTTCTCAATCTTAACAACAGTAACAGTAACAGCAATAGCAACAGTAACAACAATAGCAATAGGTTAACGGTCCACTGTCGAGCATGTAACAAGACATATAATGGTCACGCCCAATGTTGCTTTGAGATGAATCATGTAAAAGTTTAAATCTCACCAAGTACTAAATGATTCCACTAGTCTTCATCGGCGGTCTCGCCGCTCTCACTGCCTACACCTATTATGGTCAGAACCTTGTGTCCGCCGAAGAAGCTAAGCGACTCATTAAGGATGGTAAGATCAAGAGGGTTATTGATGTTCGTACTACGGTAGAGTACCGCGCCGGACACTATCCCAAGGCGCTCCATATCCCAGTCGATAAGATTAACGAAAAAACAACTACAGAACTTCCCAAGCGAGGATTGCTCGTCTACTGCAACACTGGGCAACGGGCCAGATTTGCGGCAGAGAAATTAGAGGGTCTTGGGTTCAAGGATGTCTACTACATCGCTGGACTTTACACGAGTTTACTTTAATTAAATATAAGAATACCCGATATAAGTCTCCTTCTTTATAATCCCCGCGGGGAGTTTATCAACCATCTTTATGTCAGCTACGACCGTCGTCTTCACACCTTTAGGTTTACCTTTAGGTTGTTGAGTCACTGGGGGCTCCTCTTCCTCTTCCTCTTCCTCTTTCTCCTCTGGTGCTGGACCAGGTGTTGGAGTAGGTTCTGGTTTAGCCGTAATCTTCCCACTCATTAAATAGTTAAAATTTGTGCTCATGATGATAAGAATCATAAATAAAAATGCGTATACAATTCGTCGATTGACACCTTTCATTATATAGTAGTACGAGTTTTTTTTAAACGGTCTAGACGACCACCCTCTCTTCTCATAAATACAGTAAGTTCCATAACTTCACCTTCCAACTTTACTTTTCCTGCCTGTCGCATCCACATGACACGTTCAACCCTGGTGACATCAACACAAGACATCTTCGTCTCAGGTGCCTGACTGTGATGCACGGTGAGAACCAATGCATCCTTCTTTGTCTCTTTGGGGAGTTGATCACCGTCGTGACATACAACAATATGAGCACCTGAACATCCAGATACATGCATCCACCAGTGTTTGGGGTCACTCGTCATTGACAGTTCATCATTCTCTTTAGCAGATTCACCAACTCGGATAGTAATAGAGTCAATGGATTCATATATCTTCATATGA